CCAACCGGTGAAACTGGTCCTATTGGTGAAACCGGAGCAACTGGAGAAGTTGGTTCAACAGGTGAGACCGGACCTATTGGTCCAACCGGTGAAACTGGTCCCATTGGTGAAACTGGTGCAACTGGAGAAACCGGTCCTATTGGTCCAACAGGTGAAACTGGTCCTATTGGTGAAACCGGTCCTATTGGTCCAACAGGTGAAACTGGAGCAACTGGAGAAGTTGGTCCAACCGGTGGGACTGGTCCCATTGGTCCAACCGGTGAAACTGGTCCTATTGGCGAAACTGGAGCTACTGGCCCTATGGGTCCAACAGGTGAAACTGGTTCCATTGGCGAAACTGGAGCTACTGGAGAAGTTGGTCCAACCGGAGAGACTGGCCCCATTGGTCCAACCGGTGAAACTGGTGCAACTGGTGCAACTGGAGAAACTGGTTCTATAGGTCCAACAGGTGAAACGGGACCCATTGGTGAAACTGGAGCTACTGGTGAAGTTGGTCCAACCGGAGAGACTGGTTCCATTGGTCCAACCGGTGAAACTGGTCCTATTGGCGAAACTGGAGCTACTGGCCCTATGGGTTCAACAGGTGAAACTGGTTCCATTGGTGAAACTGGAGCTACTGGCGAAGTTGGTCCAACCGGAGAGACTGGTCCTATAGGTCCAACTGGTGAAACTGGCTCTATTGGCGAAACTGGTCCAACAGGAGAAACTGGTCCTATGGGTCCAACTGGTCCAACTGGTGAAACTGGACCAACTGGAGAAGTTGGTCCAACCGGGGAAACTGGTCCTATTGGTCCAACAGGTGAAACTGGACCCATTGGTGAAACTGGAGCTACTGGAAAAGTTGGTTCAACCGGTGAGACTGGTCCTATAGGACCAACTGGTGAAACTGGCTCTATTGGCGAAACTGGTGCAACTGGAGAAACCGGTCCCATAGGTCCAACCGGTGAAACTGGTCCTATTGGTGAAACTGGAGCTACTGGTGAAGTTGGTCCAACTGGAGAGACTGGTCCCATTGGTCCAACCGGTGAAACTGGTCCTATTGGTGAAACTGGAGCTACTGGCCCTATGGGTCCAACAGGTGAAACTGGTTCTATTGGTGAAACTGGAGCTACTGGCGAAGTTGGTCCAACCGGAGAGACTGGTCCCATTGGTTCAACCGGTGAAACTGGTTCTATTGGTGAAACTGGTGCAACTGGTCCAACTGGTCCAACTGGAGAAACTGGGCCCACAGGAGAAACAGGTCCAATTGGTGAAACTGGGCCCATTGGTCAAACTGGAGCTACTGGAGAAATTGGTTCAACCGGTGAGACTGGTCCTATAGGCCCAACTGGTGAAACTGGTCCTATTGGTCCAACAGGCGAAACGGGACCCATTGGTGAAACTGGAGCTACTGGAGAAGTTGGTCCAACCGGTGAGACTGGTCCTATGGGTCCAACTGGACCTACTGGAGACACCGGATCTACTGGACCTACTGGAGACACCGGATCTACCGGACCTATAGGAGAGACTGGCGCTACTGGAGAAACTGGACCTACAGGAGAGATCGGTGCTACTGGAGAGACTGGGCCTACTGGAGCTACAGGAGAAACCGGATCTACTGGACCTACAGGGGAGACTGGTGCCATTGGGCCTACTGGAGCTACTGGACCCATTGGAGAAACTGGATCCACAGGCGAAACTGGTGCTACTGGACCTACTGGACCTACTGGAGAGACTGGTGCTACTGGAGCTACAGGAGAGACCGGATCTACTGGACCTATAGGAGAGACTGGCGCTACTGGAGAAACTGGGCCTACTGGACCTACTGGAGAAATTGGATCTACTGGGCCTACTGGAGCTACTGGACCCATTGGAGAAACTGGATCCACAGGCGAAACTGGTGCTACTGGGCCTATTGGAGCTACTGGATCTACCGGACCTATAGGAGCTACAGGAGAAACGGGAGCTCCTGGAGAAACTGGACCTACAGGAGAGACTGGCGCTACTGGAGAAACTGGGCCTACAGGACCTACTGGAGAGACTGGGTCTACTGGACCTACTGGAGAGACTGGTCCTACTGGTCCTACTGGAGAGACTGGTCCTACTGGACCTACTGGAGCTACAGGAGAGACCGGATCTACCGGACCTACAGGAGAGACTGGTGCTACTGGAGCTACAGGGGAGACCGGATCTACTGGACCTACAGGAGAGACTGGCGCTACTGGAGAAACTGGACCTACTGGAGAGTCTGGGCCTACTGGAGCTACTGGACCAATTGGAGAAACTGGATCCACAGGCGAAACTGGTGCTACTGGGCCTACTGGAGCTACAGGACCCATTGGAGAAACTGGATCTACCGGACCTACAGGAGCTACAGGAGAAACGGGAGCTCCTGGAGAAACTGGATCCACAGGAGAAACTGGTGCTACTGGAGCTACTGGTGAAACTGGACCTACAGGCGAGATTGGTGCTACTGGAGCTACTGGTGAAACTGGACCAACAGGACCCACAGGATTAGGTGAAACAGGTCCAACTGGTGCTATTGGTCCAACTGGTGAAACAGGTCCAACAGGACCCACAGGATTAGGTGAAACAGGTCCAACTGGTGCTATTGGTCCAACTGGTGAAACAGGCTCAACAGGACCCACAGGATTGGGTGAAACAGGTCCAACTGGTGCTATTGGTCCAACTGGTGAAACAGGCCCAACAGGACCCACCGGATTGGGTGAAACAGGTCCAACTGGAGCCATTGGTTCAACTGGTGAAACTGGTCCAACAGGACCTACAGGATTGGGTGAAACAGGTTCAACAGGAGCTATTGGTCCAACTGGTGAAACTGGTCCAACAGGACCTACTGGATTGGGTGAAACAGGTCCAACTGGAACTATTGGTTCAACAGGTGAAACAGGCCCAACAGGACCATCTTCGATAAAAGTTAACAACACTGTATTTGTAGATGTCGATTTTGGAAATGATACAACCGGATTATTAGAAGATGAAAAATGGCCTTTCAAGACAATCCCAGCAGCAATGTTTGCAATTCAATCAACATTGACTTTATCAGCCACAAACCGCTATACTATATTCTTGAGACCCGGTATTTATACTGTTACCTCCCTTCAAACAGACGCATTCATGGACTTTGTGGGATCTGGTTACTCAACCATTTTGCAAACTGGTGGATTAGGATTTGATGTCACAAATAACAATCCAGGATCTGTCTATATATCAGGATTGAGGACAATATCAAATATGACAATACAAATGACAAGTGGAGGAATTGGATCAAGTGATCAAACAATCATCAAAAATTGTAAAATTATTTTTGACTCCCCATTATCACAACTTAACTTAATCCCATCATACACTATGTATACTGCAATAATTATAAGTGTTTCCGGTTCGAGCTCTTCCGTTACACAAGCTTACACTTTTGAAATGTACGAGTGTGATATTATAATTCCCGGAGCATCATCATCTAATCTTCCAGTATCGATATTTTGGTTTGATAGTGGAAATACAAATACTCCATATAATGTTGTAATTGATAGTGTTTCGGTCTCGATCGCAGGAGGATCCGCTAGAGTATTGGGATTAACCCAAATTAATGCACAAACAGATATAAGAATTTCTGATTCTAAATTTGATCTTCTCATGGAAAACGCTCCTGTTGCCACAACATATTTGGGAATCTATGAAATTGACCCATTATTCAATTCTGGTGATTTAAATCTTGTCATCAGTAACAATATTCATACTATTACAATGGGAGCATTACCTCCAAGCAAAGCAATCACGCTCATTACATATGATTTTGGATGGAGTGGGTATGTTCCATCAAACAATACAATGTGCGAATTATTCGATTGTAGTTTTGATTTCAAAGGTTTCACTCCAGGAACAACTACAATATACTCCGCTTATGATAATAATTCCTACAGTGAAATTCTTAAATTAGTGGGTGTTAATGTTATGGGATGGCCCTACTTCCCCGCTTTAGCTCCTTCAAGTACAACAACAGCGGTTAATGGTACAACAACCAATGGGTCTGTTATCACACAAGGCGGTTTCCAAACAGGCGCTAAAATTGTTGACCCAAGTGCTGTATCGTATACAGTATCCGATATCGATACTATTATATCATGGGGACCTACAATAACAAGAACATTAAATTTGCCTACGGAACCTTACACCAATGAACCAGTTTACTTTGGTAAATGGGTAAGTGTTTTCAATTCTAATATCGCAAGCTCCCCAAATAAAATAAATATCTCATGTAATGGTCCTGCAAATGGTGTTAATGTTCCAGGACAAAGTACATATATTTTCCAAACTTACGATGGTATTAATTGGGTAAGTATTACAGGACCTGTTGCAGGAGTTACAGGAGCTACAGGTGCACAAGGCGATTTCACTGCACAAACATTAAACTTCACTGATAATACTTTTAATAATACTAGGAAATTAACTTCAGCTGGTGTTGCTATGGATGCATATATTCCAGATCAATATGAAACCACATTTGGAATTGCCTCAGGTTACACAAATAATACAATGACTTACACATTTGGCAGAGATAGGGTTAGAAGGTGGGTTGCTGGGGCAACGGGTAGTGCAGGATCAAATACACTGGCTTATAGTACAAATGGTATTACTTGGACAGGTTTGGGATTAACAATCTTTAGTGGCGCATGTTATGCCGTTGCTTGGAATGGTTATATGTGGGTTGCAGGTGGTGAAGGTACTAATACTTTAGCTTATAGTTACGATGGTATCACTTGGATTGGATTAGGCACTTCTTCATCCGGAACACCCGCGATCGGATCACCATTCACATCACGATGTAATGATATTTGTTGGAATGGATCTATCTGGGTTGCGGTGGGTAGTGGTACAAATACGGTCGCATATAGTTACGATGGTATCAACTGGATTGGATTAGGAGCTATCTTTTCAACAACGGGTAATGGTATTACATGGAATGGGAATAGATTCGTTGCTGTTGGAGCTGCAACTGCCACAATTAGGTATAGTGATGATGGTATTAATTGGACAAATGCAACAAGTTCAACAACAATTTTCTCAACTGTCGGCAATAAAGTAGCTTGGAATGGATTTAGATTTGTAGCTGTAGGTTCAGGAACCAATACTATTGCATTCAGTCTAAATGGCATCGCTTGGGTATCTTTGGGAATAGGCATTTTCTCAACTTCGGGTAATGGCGTTGCTTGGAATGGTGATAAATGGGTTCTTGCGGGTAGTGGTAGTACAAATGCTCTTGCTTATGCAAATGATCCATTGGCAGGTCCCGGTCTCGCCAGTAATTTAGCATTAGTTGGTCTTGGACAAACATGGGGAACAGTATTTAATTCTGTTAGCTGGAATGGAACCAAATGGATGGCTATGGGAACGAGTAATGGCACTATTGGTGTGATTGCAATAAGTACAAATGGTATTAATTGGTCTACTGTAAATACTATACCTTTCGCAGGTGTGGGAAGATGTGCTAAATTTAATAACGAACTGGAAAATACTATCACCTATCCCGCCAATCAAATGGTCGCAATCGGCGCTGGAACAAATACAATTGCTACATCTATAAATGGAATAACTTGGACGAATGCTGGTGCATTATTGTTTTCAACAACAGGAACTTTGGGAGGCATTGTCTGGGGCGGTAATAAATGGGTGGCTGTTGGTGCTGCAGGAACACACACGATTGGTTATAGTTTTAATGGTACAACGTGGACAGGACTTGGAACAACTATTTTCTCAACCAGTGGTAATGGCATCGCTTGGAATGGTAATATGTATATAGCTGTTGGTACAGGCACTAATACGATCGCTTACAGTTACGATGGCTTGTATTGGATTGGTTTGGGAACTTCGATTTTCTCAACCGCAGGCAGAGGTGTCGCGTGGTGCGACAAAGGGGTCTGGATCGCTGTAGGTTCTGGCACTAATACAATTGCTTACAGTTATGATGGTAAAACTTGGACAGGAATAGGCACAACAATTTTCTCAACGTCCGGTAATAGTGTTACTTGTGGCAATGGACTTGTTGTTGCTGTAGGTTCTGGCACTAATACTATTTCGTATAGTAATAATGGTGTAGACTGGTGGCCTGCAGGAACAACAGTAATTACATCTTCAGGTAATGGTGTCGCATGGAATGGTACTAAATGGGTCGCAGTTGGTTCCACAAGCGGCGGTGCTGGAGTAATTGCATATAGTAATGATGGAATTAGTTGGACCACATCAGCTTCAGCCGTTTTCACAACATCTGGTAATGGTGTTGCATGGAATGGTGAACGTTGGGTTGCTGTTGGTGCATCAACTAATACTGTGGCATACAGTTCGGATGGCATTACTTGGACAGGTATAGCCAGTGGCACTGTGTTCGGTACTGTGGGATTGGCAATCGCTTGGAATTTCCCTCAAAAAGGTTATGCTAATATCAATTTACCTATTATAGCTACTGCTTCGGGTAACCAATCTGTTAACTTTATGGCATACAGTTTGGATGGTATCAAATGGTCTGGATTAGGAACCAGTATGTTCTATAATGGTGGTTATTGTTCTGCATGGGGAGGTGATCGATGGATTGCTGGTGGTGAAGGTAACCCACTTGGCCAACGCGCTTTAGCTGTCAGTACAAATGGTCTTGATTGGTCAACTATTGCTGACGGGGTCTTCCAATCTTGCTATGGTATAGCGTATAATGGATCATTGTGGGTTGGTGTCGGTTTATTAACATCCGGAAATACGATCGCAATCAGTTATGATGGAGTCAATTGGGCCGACTCTGGTTTCTCCGGTTTTACTGCATCCGGAAGCCGCGGAAATTGCGTCGCTTGGTGTGGTAATATTTGGATTGTTGGAGCATTTAATGCAACACCTGGTGCAGCTCCATCGATGGCTTACAGTACAAATGGTACTACATGGACAACACTTAGCACAATAACCACTTTTGATGCTATTTGTAATAGTATTATATGGAATGGTAATACCATTGTGGCTGTAGGTGCTACAAATACAGATACTACTTCTATAATATATAGTACTAACGGTGGTACAACTTGGACCAGAACGGCCGCTGGACTATATTCTCTAGCAGCTAGAGGTGTAACTTGGACAGAAACACAATTTGTAGTTTGTGGCAATGTTCCAAATGCTATTGCTACAAGTCCAACTGGTGTTACTTGGACAACAGTAACCACACCATCCGCGACACAACCAAATACACTAGCATGGACAGGAACAAGAGTCATTTGTGGAGCATCTACATCTGGACCCAATACATTTATGTACAGTCAATCCGGAAATACAAATACATGGTATGGACTTGGAAATATTATGTTCTTCCCATTATCATCTATTGTCACAAGTATCACAGCTAACTCCAAACAAAACCTTAACTTACCAAGTATATTACCTCTTTACAAAGGAGATAGAGTACTATTGACTTCCCCCAATGCTTTCGATATCGGTGTCAATGAAGATATTAGTACTACAATGGGAATTTTACCCAGATCTTAAACTAAATTATTAAACATTTAATTGAAAATAATAGTTATCGCAAATAATTATTATTACAATGTCCACCAAAAAATTATTTATCTGTGATTCAAAACCATTTTTTTTTATATCATCAAATGGTAAATATGACAGCTGGCATTCTAGATTTAGTCGCCAAAGGATTTGAAGATATATATTTAACACAAAACCCAAATATAACATTCTTCAAAACTATTTATCGAAGACATACTAACTTTTCTATTGGAGAACAAGACCTCCACTTTACTAATAGTCTGGATTTCGATAAAGAAGGATACTGCAGAATTGAACATTACGGTGATTTGCTCTTCAGATTATACCTCGTTGTTAGATTACCCAAAATAGATCTCAAATACAAAAAATTTTCTATTGATGAAATTAAACTCCTTCTCAAAAAATATGATATTGTTTGGAATTGTAATCACACAGAATTCACACATGAATCTTTCGAAGAAATTAAAAATATAATTGAAAATAAGATAACTGAATTGAAAAAGGAAATTGATAAATTTAATCAATTCAAAGACACCCTCAATAATAAATATACCAAAAAAATATGGAAATTATCATCATCCAGTAATAACAAATACATAGACTCTATCATCTCAGATTTTATTAAAGATCATAAATTATCTAATCTTTACAAAATTATCCGAGCTGATAAATATGATATTATAAGTAATCAAGTTGAACTATTTAACTCAACAAAAATTAAAAATTTACTCTATGAAAATATCTTAAATTCAATAGTCAAAAATAATAATCTAAAATTTTATAACGAAATTTACACTTCAGACCTAAATACAGATAATATATTCACAAACGATTACTCCGAATATGAAACATTCGACACTTATAAAATATTTAACTATACTCTGCATAAAACAAACGCAAAAATTACTAATGTCACAGAAGCCCAAAAATATAAACTATTTTTAATGCAAAGTATGAAAGAAGATATGATAAATAATATTAAAATAATTAAAAAAATTTATAGACACATTAATGAAAAACAAGAAATATCAATTTACAATAAATATCCATCTTTCAGTATTACCCATAAATTAATCAATCTACAAAACTTACCAAAAACTTGTTATCAAACATATATTGAAAAATGTATTAATAATTATAATTACAGAAATAGTAAAATATTAGAAAATAATGTCGTTTTACAATATTTGGAATCTTTAGATATTCAAGATGGCCTAGACAAATTATGGATCAAAATGACACAAGATATAAAATATGCAATTAATGAATATGTAAAGTGTCACCAAGAGATTGTTGTTGATCTAGATCAAATTGAAGATGATATTATCAAAAAAATATCTAAAAATACTAATTTCATAACACCAGAAAAATTACTTGTTGATAATACCTTAATTTATGACTATATTATTGCACAATACCTCAAAAATATACCCAACCATCGCGAACTCGTTCAAATAATTAACCAATTTAAAACACCTATCGATCAAATACCACCTCATGATAACTACCAAAATATACCATGTTCCACACACCTGAAAACATCTATTTTTTGTTGGATTCTTGATCAGTTTATAAATAGTTATAATCTTTTTTACTCTGATTTATTGGATCTCACTTTTTTTGAAAATGAAGTAGGGAGTGAGACAACAAATTATTTAAAATATATAAAAACACAATATTTTTGCAAAACAGATTTTTTTAGGTTATATATACCCAATAATGAAATATTAGATTTTTTAGATTCTAAAATTGTAACACTTCAACAAATGTTTTCCGAATACGACCATAAAAAAAGTTTATTGGAGATTAAAAAATTACCATTGTACAAACCAGAGTTATATTTTAAAGAGTTTAATGATATCGTAACACTTATCTTAAATTCCCTCGCTCTTAACCACGAAAAAGAAATTTATTTAAACGAAATAGGTCAGCAGTATTGTCCTAACGATATCTTAATTAAAATTAAAAGTAATCTTGTTAAATTTATTTCCAATCTTGGTATAGAAAATCCTTATAGTTCAGATCAAGAACCGCATAAATATGAATTGTGGGAAGAGATAAATCAAGAAGATATTGATGGACAAAAAGAATTAGATAGATTTAATAAGTTATTCGGATGGCTCTATAACGACTTTAAATTACTATTTAATCAAAAATCAAAAATAGATGTTATGTATAACTCTTTCAATCTTGAAAAAGATGTTTATGACTATATAACCGATTTTATTGTTGAAAATACATCTGGTCATGAGCTGGTTTCTTTATCAGGTCACACAATTAACCAAACATTCACTTATGTCCAAACATTTTGCCATCAAAAATATGAAAAATTAAAAAAATTACTTCATGTTATTACTGGAGAAAATGGAGGATTGTCGTTGATTAATACCATCAAAAGAGCTTTTAACTGCGGATCACATGCTAAATTTGCATGGATCAGAAAGATAGGACATTACCTTATTGATAAGGTCTATATTAAATTTGATGACCAATTGATCGATAAACAGTATGGCGAATGGATGGAAATATGGCACTCTTTAACTAAAAGTGTTAATAAAGAAAAAGGATATAAAAGATTAATAGGGGATGTTCATGAGTTGTATACTTTCAATAATAAACCAAAAAGGGAATATGAATTGATTATACCACTGCAATTTTGGTTTTGTAGGGAAATAGGTGCCTCGTTGCCACTAATCGCTTTACATAATACAGAAATTAAAATTTATGTTAAATTAAAAAGTTTTGATGAGGTGTGTTATTATGAACCTTTTACAGTTTTCAAAAAAAAACCAAAATTGAAATGTCATCTGTTATCGGAGTATATCTATCTTGAGAAAGATGAAAGGTGTAAATTGTCAAGTTCCAAACTTGAATATATAATCGATACACTTCAATATAATGACGATATTTTGATCTCCAAATCTAACTTCCAATGTTCAAATTTACTGAAAACAACTATTAGATTTAAAAATTCATGTAAGGAACTCTTTTGGGTTGTGCAGAATAAAAAATTCATTGATGGAAGTTTGAGATATGGAGAAAGGAGATGGGACTTGTATAGTTACGATCTCGAAGGAAAAATTAATCCGATGAAAATATTTAAGATCAAGTTTAACGATAGATATAGAGAGAAATTCAAAGACTCGATGTTTTATAACTATATTCAATCTTACGAAAGACATAATTCCGATCCAGATACAGGTGTCAATATATATAGTTTTTCTTTGGAACCAGAATCTTTACAACCAACCGGCGCTGTTAATATGAGCAGAATTGACGATACCGATCTACTGATGTATTTAAAAAAAATTGTAGTTGATGACATTATAAAACATAATACAGTTTATCGGTGGGGAGTATACGGATTGACAATTAATATTTTAAGAGTTTTTAGTGGCCTCGGTGGATTGGTATTTATTACATAGTAATACCTGCTGCTATTATAACATCAATACCAAGGAAATAAGAGTTTTTCCAAATTAAAAAATACTTTTAATATACCCATTACAAAATATTTTTTCCGGGACTTTACAAAAAGTATTTTTGTAAAGTCGCGCGATTGGGTGAAGTATAACTTCACCCAATCCCGGTTAGCCATATCTATTGCTTTTTATAAGTAAATATAAAAGTGGAGAACAGTCAAAATAGATAAATAAAAAGTGACAATCTGAATAATTATATTTTTAATACTATTTTTTATGAAAGTAACATAGCAACAATAACTATATAATAGATCCACGCAGGAGTTTCCACAATAAAATAACCTATAAAATGGTAAATTATAATCTATTTTATAGGTTATTTTATTGTGGAAACTCCTGCGTGGTCCCATTATATAGTCATTGCCAGTAAATTACTTTTATAAAAAATATCATTAAAAATATAATTATTTTATTTATTTCTTTTTATTTATCTATTTTTGATGCTTATATATTTTTACTGAATATACTAAAAAGTAATATAGCAGAATAATTGGGAAAATATTTTGTGTCTGATATAATTACAAAAAGTTATACTACTAAATGATACAAGAGAATGAGCTAAACATTTCAATAAAATATTCGCCTTATGACTTTTTATCCATATTATTTAATGATACAAGGGAATGAGCTAAACATTTCAATAAAATAGTCGCCTTATGACTTTTTATCCATATTATTTAATGATACAAGGGAATGAGCTAAACATTTCAATAAAATAGTCACATTATGACTTTTTATCCATATTATTTAATGATACAAGGGAATGATCTAAACATTTCAATAAAATAGTCACCTTATGACTTTTTATCCATATTATTTAATGATACAAGGGAATGATCTAAACATTTCAATAAAATAGTCACCTTATGACTTTTTATCCATATTATTTAATGATACAAGGGAATGAGCCAAATATTTCAATAAAATATTCACCTTATGACTTTTTATCCATATTATTTAATGATACAAGGAAATGAGCCAAATATTTCAATAAAATATTCACCTTATGACTTTTTATCCATATTATTTAATGATACAAGGGAATGAGCTAAACATTTAAATAAAATAATTATCTTATAACTTTTTATGGTATAGATCAAAAAAGTGTATATACAACAAATAATTTCTTATTTCACTAGCATTGATTATAATACAATAATCAACAAATGGTAGCTAAATATACTATTTGACAAAAAAATAATATTTAGGAATACAACAGCAAGATCGGTGATCTAATAAGTTTCGGCCATGTGCTGCAATATAGTACTGTATTGATCATAAGGTTACTATATTGTGGACTCTGGCCAAAAATAATAATTATGGTGTAACATCATTTTCTTTGGTTTATTATTTTGATAAATATTTGTGATATTATATATAATGAGTGGAGGCTTAATTCAGCTTGTTGCATATGGAAAACAAGACCTTTTTTTAACACATGAACCACAAATAACTTTCTTTAAAATGGTTTATAGGAGACACACTAACTTCTCTATCGAAGTTATCCCACAAAACTTTTTACATCCTCTGGATTTTGGGAAAAGAGTAACTGCAATTATTTCTAGAAATGGTGATTTGATTAGAGGAATTCATGTTGTGGTTGAATTGCCTAGAATTCCAGAATTTAGAGATAAAAATAATCAACTTGACATGATGACTAAATTTGCGTGGGTCAGAAGGGTTGGTTATGCTATTATCAAAACTGTGGAGATAGAAATAGGTGATGAGTTAATAGATAGGCATTATGGTGATTGGTTAAATATATGGTATGAATTAACTATTAGAAAAGAACATAATTTCAAAAAAATATTGGGTGATGTCAAAGAGTTAACAAGTTTCACAAATGGTAAACCTTCTTATAAATTATTTATCCCATTACAGTTTTGGTTTAATAGAATAGCAGGATTAGCTTTACCAGTTATTTGTTTGCAATATAACTACATTAAATTAAACATCGAATTGAATACATTTAATAAATGTCATAGAATTTCCCCAACACATTATATAACTATTAATGAACCTTTTGTTAATTTTAAACACAATGAATATATTTTTCAAGGTGAAGCGGTTGGGAGATTTTGTCATTTTGATATTATTGAGAAAAAATTATACTATGAAAAAATTACCACTATGGGATTTGTTGCACCAAAAAATATGAGTAAAGTAAATAAATTTATAATCAGAGGATGTAAATCTAAATTTGAAGCAACACCTAAATTAAATTCACTCGAAAGAATGCACAAAAATAAGACTGTTAATTTCGAACATTTATGTCTGAAAAAATGTTTTTTATTGGTTGAATATATGTTTTTGGATGATGAAGAAAGAACAAGATTTGTTAAAGCTAGACATGAATATTTAATAGAACAACTTTGTTATAATGGGGAAGAGGTTATAGATGGTCTACATGAATCTTTTAAGATAGGATTCTCTCAGCCAGTGAAAGAGTTAATCTGGGTAACTCAACTATCTGCTGCTATTAAAATTAATCAAACATTTAACTATACAGATAGTTTGATTATCGATGATGGTGTCTATAAAGGGAAAAATATTATTAAGAAAGAGACTGTGTTGTTTAATGGATTAGAGAGATTGTCGATGAGATCCAGTAAATATTTTACATGGGTTCAGCCTTATCAATACCATACACATAACCCATCTTCTGCGACGATCAATGTATACTCATTTGCTTTGGACCCAGAAAATTTTCAACCTTCGGGAACTGCCAATTTTGGAAAAATAGATAATGGGTACTTGAAGGTGGATATTAGAGAAAATATAAACTTTTGTAATAATGCTCTTTTAAGGATTTATGGTATCGGATACAATATATTTAGGGTATCTAACGGAATTTGTGGGATATTATTCTCAATTGATCCACAATAAAAATTTTTAAATTTAATAAACTTAAAAATTAAAAAGATTAAATTTAGTTACCAATTTTAATTGGTACGTAATCTTTGGAATCTTTAGCATCTTTATCAAGGAGATTGCTAATCTTGATTAAGATTTCCAAAAGAGTTCCTTCATTCATGTTTTGTTTTTCAAAGAGTTTATCTTGGTGTTGGACAAACTTCTTCAAATTGTCTTCAGTGAGAACTTCAGCCTTATAATCTTTGAAGACATCAAGGAGTTTGTTGTACTCTTCAATATAACACATCGATTTCAAAACCTCATCCTCGATTTTATTGAGTTTTTCAATTCTACCCATGATATTTTTGTAATCATTATCAGATAGTTTTTTACCTTTTGATTGCAATTGTTTGTTGAGAACATTGAAATATTTGCTGATCAAATTGGCACCAACAACATGTTTGCCTTCAGATATCTTTTTGATGATATATTCACATTTGCTTCCACCACCAACTTGTGCTCTAAGGAGACCAACACCGGGAGTTATGTCCATACCAAAAGGTGTGGATACGCGACCGCTTGTACTAGTTAATACAAATGGAGTTGTAGGTCTAATGAATGGGATATTAGATCTCAATCTCATAAGGTCGTATCTGGAAGGCGCTTCAGGGTAAGGATCTCTCCTGGGTTGAAGAGACAATTTCTTGGCATATTCAGAAACTTTGAATACCCCTGTAGCTTCGTCACATGCTCCTTGATAATCCTTGTTGAGGATAGAAGGGTTAGAATTAACATATTGGCTGACTAAGTTAAGATAAGATAAAATTTGTTTTTGATTATTATCGTGAAGCATACTAGCAAATGTTTCTTTGCTGTATTTTTTATAGACATAATGTTCAAGCCAGTGGCTAGCACACTCAACTTTCCACAAATCCATACCTGCTGTCTCATCAAACTCTTTGTATTTACGGAAGCCAAATTGTTGAAGAATTCTCAAGGCCAAAACTGGATGGAGGTTAGAAATGTCAGTTTTAGCCACTTGATAAAAGTCTTTAAATTTAGTGATATTGAGACATTTGACCAATGAATCAGGATCTTTGGACATAAGACATTCAAAAATGAATTTGTTGCATTGTTCTTGATTGCCATTGACATATGTACCGTAGCATTCATGAGGCTCTTTAAGGAATTTGATCAATTCATCATCCTCACAACCCATTTTAACTTTCTTACCATTGATAGTTCTGACAAACACTTTTGGGTTTTCGGGATCTCTGGACCAGATGCCTTTATTCATCATATCCAAAACAGTTTCTGGCATTTCAGATTCAGGCTCTGCTTCAACAACGGAAGCATTTTGGATGGCACAGATTTTCTCTTTAACGATACTGGCAACGTTGGTGGAGAATCTTTTTGCATCAGTCGATGGGAAAGAAATGGGAAAACTATCGAAGACGGAGACATCAATGAATTGTCCACCTCCTCCAAGAAGACTTGTGGTATGTTGTGTTTGGCCAGTTTGTTGTTGTACTTCTTGTGTTTTTTGATATGTAGCGACTTCACCTTGAGTAAATGCTAATTGTCTTTGTAATTCTTTTATTTCTTTTTGTTGTTCTTCATAACTTTTTTCAGCCCCTTCAAAAAATTTCTCATTCTTGTTGTGGTAAACAGCATGATACAAATCTCTAAAAAAATTATCATCCACTTTATCCCTATTAATATATAATTTATCTCCTGTCTTACTAGTGTACCAAATATTTCCAAAAATAGATTTGTTAAACTTGGGCAATTTTTTTCCAAATTCAATGATTTTGATTTTACCGTACATTCTATCTTTAATTAAATTAAGGCGATAAAATTGACGATAATCATCTTGGATCAAGTTCCCGTATTCTGCTTCATGAATTGGGCCACTTTCTTTTCCCAATCCAACTTTTATGAGTTGAATAAAATTACGATAAAAAGCTTTGGCATCTTCATTCAATTGATTCCAATTTTTAAAAACATGTTGATAAACCATATAAGCATTATCATCTTTCAATGTTTTATATCCTGCCTCTGCTGAACTAGGCATATCAATTTCACGATGAAACAAGGCAGTGTTAATAATAAAATCAGTAAACTCGAAATGAATATCGTTGAACGATTCATTGGGCAACCTATTATCATAAAATTTAGCAACCATCAAGTCATAAAGGGGTGTATCCATGATTTTCTCCGATTTGTATTCATTGACTGATGAAGCACCATTGTTCGCGAACAAAATTTTACCAATAGTATCACCTCTAATGTCACTAGCATCACTAGTGAAAAGCCATTTTCTATCATCAATTTGTTCTGAGGACATTTAAAAGTATATATTTATATTGATAGAAAAAAATATTATTAGTTTTCTTATAATTTTATTTATTTTTATATTTTGGAAAAATTTCTTATTATATATATATTATTATATGGAAGTTCTGAAATTGGTAAAATGGTATCATATAGTTATAGTTAGTTTGTTTTTTATTATACTATTTTTGCTTTTCACAGGTAGTTATTGTGTGCGTTCAAAAGAAGGATTTGTCAATCCTGAAACTCATCAAATGCCAGATGGAAAAATAAATAAGTATAATGGCGAAATTGTATTATACTATGCCGATTGGTGCCCACATTGCAAAAATTTTAGCCCTATATGGGAACAATTTGATAACTATGTTAAAAGAAATTTCCCCAGTGTTAAAGTCTCTAAAATGAAATGTGAAGGAGGTAATGAAGCCATCTGCAACCAAAAAGGTGTTAATGGCTTCCCAACTGTTATTTTATACTATAAAAACAAAGAGTTCAAGTTTGATGGCAATAGAACCATTTCTAGTTTAGCAGATTTTATTGTTAAAAACATCCCTAAAGCGGATCTCTAATTTTATTAAAAAATTAATAATTGCAGCTTAAGAAAAAGTATTATTGATAGCTAAATAAAAAATATAAGGCTATTGTGTCACAATATGATAATCAATCAAACAGCAATTAAAGATATCATTTGATGAATTATCATATTGTGATTATGGTATCCGGCTTAGTAATTTGATAGTCTCGGCCATAGGTATTCACAATATGGTTAGCCTGATGATCATCAGGTTACTATATTGTTGATGTTATAACATGGAGACTATATTTAGTGTTTTCGATTATGTGTGATCATATAATAAATATAATGCTACTATATTCATAATATACTAATCAATCAAACAGCAATTAAAGATATCATTTGATGAATTATCATATTGTGGATATAGTAGCCTGATTAGTAATCTGATAGTCTCTGCTATAGGTACTCACAATATGGTTATCCTGATGATCATCAGGTTACTATATTGATGATGTTATAATATGGAGGATTATAATGAATAACTATCATAATCATGCTTAAAAAAGAAATGACCCAAATATGATCAAAAATAATTAGGTGTATAATAATCTTTTTCCTTATTCACTATTAAAAAATCAATGAATAAATGTCACTTATGAATAAGGAAAAGTATATTAGATAAACAAATTATTTATATTGATTATCTCAATATCTTTTATTAATTCATTAAATGATATATTAGCAATATCAGCCTGGATATTATATTATGTCATTTAATAAAGCAATGGAAACTGCAAATTAGATATTCCATGCCATAATAATCACAATATGTATATCCTGATGAACATCAGATAATCTATATTGTGATTATTATGGCATGGATATTCATTTAAATAATTATCCTGGCTTGGATATTCATTTAAATAATTATCCTGGCTGATGGAATGCACTAAATGGCATCTATCATACAATTTAGTGGCAATAGCAGCATGGATATCATATTATGTCATTTAATAAAGCAATGTAATCT